ATTACTGTTCTGGTTTTGATGCATGTAAACAGAAAGATCGCCTAATCGCTAATGGTGATCTTGTAACTGATTAACCGTAAGGAAGGCTATGAAAACCTTTGATGAAATGAAGTTTCATAAGGACTCAGAAGATATAGTCAGGATGTTATGTGAGAAAACACAAAACAATAATCCACTGTTCTTTCGTGTCCAAGTGGCTTACTACTTCTGTTTAGTTGCATCCATGATGCGATCCTCAGTTGTAACTCATGATAGGGGAGATATTCCTATCAATATGTATGCTTTAAATCTTGGTACTTCAGGTTCTGGTAAAGGTTACTCGACTAATATCATTGAACAGGAAATTATTAATCGTTTCCGTACTCGATTCATTGAGCAAACTTTTCCACTACTTGCTGAAACAAACTTGCCTGTAATTGCTAATAAACGAGCAGTTCGTAAGCAGTCTGATCCTGATCTGGAACTTGAACGGACAGTAAAAGAGTTTGATTCCTTAGGTACTTTAGTATTCTCGTTTGATAGTGGTACATCGGCAGCAGTCAAACAGCTTCGTCATAAGCTGTTAATGGCTGATGGTGGTTCCATGAATCTTCAGATTGATGAAATTGGATCTAACCTATTGGGTAATGTCGAGGTACTTAATACGTTCTTGGAATTGTTTGATGTTGGTTTGATTAAAACTAAACTGATTAAAAACTCTGCTGAAAATGTTCGTAGTGAAGAAATCGTAGGTAAGACTCCAACTAACATGCTTCTGTTTGGCACTCCATCTAAACTTTTGGATGGTGGTAAAACAGAGGAAGAACTCTTCTCCATGTTAGAGACTGGTTATGCGCGTCGTTGTTTCTTTGGTTGGTCTAAAACCATTAACAAAGATGAGATGTCAGTTGATGATATCTATACAGCGATGACGAATAAATCCAGTGATCTTTTAATGGATAAATTTGCTTCCCATCTTGAAGCTCTTGCAGACATTCGTAATGTCCGTAAACGTATCACTATGAGTGTTGAGTGTGCAAAACTCATTATTGAGTATCGTCTCTTCTGTGAGAAACGTGCCAAGGCATTTGCTGAACACGAAGAAGTAAAGAAGGCTGAAATTAGTCATCGTTATTTCAAGGTTCTTAAATTGGCAGGTGCCTATACCTTCATTGATGATTCTCCAATCATGACTGAAGACCACATTTATGCAGCTATTAAACTTGCTGAGGAATCTGGTGAAGCCTTTGTAGGTTTATTTACTCGTGAACGAAGCCATGTAAAACTGGCTAAGTACATTGCAAATAGTCCTAGTGAACTGACTCAAGCTGATCTGATCGAGGACTTACCATTCTATCGTGGTAGCTCTGCTGTCCGTGATGATATGGTTAAGATGGCAGTAGCATGGGGATATAAGAATTCTGTCATCGTTAAGAAATCCTATGCAGATGGGATTGAATTCTTTAAAGGTGAAACCCTTATCCCTACTGACCTTAACAAGCTGATAGTCTCTTACAGTAATGATCTGTCCCAAGATTATGTAAGTGAGTTTGCTCCTTTCGATAAGCTGGATAGGCTGACTAGTGCTGAAGGTTTGCATTGGGTTAACCACCATTTGATCCAAGGCCATAGGCAAGAGGAAAACGCCATTCCGGGCTTTAATCTGATCGTCATTGACGTAGATGGTAGTTGTGACTTGAAGACGGCTAGGAGCGTTCTAGAGGGCTACAAATACCTCATGTACACCACTAAGCGTCATGGTGATCCTGACCATGGGGGCAGTGATCGTTTCCGTATCATCTTACCGATGAACTACACATTGAAATTGGATGGTAGGGACTACAAAGACTTCATGAAGAATATCTTTGAGTGGCTTCCATTTGAAGTAGATGACCAAGTAGGACAGAGGGCAAGGAAGTGGTTAAGCCATAAAGGTCAGGTATTTAGTAATGATGGGGAATTCGTAGATGTACTTCCATTCATTCCTAAAACCAGTAAGAATGATGAACGCAAGGCTAAGCTCTCTACTCAATCCAGTTTGAATAATCTGGAGCGATGGGTACTTAATAACTTGAGTGAAGGTCGTAATAATATGCTCCTTCGTTACGCCATGATTCTTGTAGATGCAGGCTTTGAGTTGGACCAAGTTCAATCCAAGGTAATGGATCTTAACGAGAAGCTTGAGGACAAACTTGACGAACGAGAACTCATGTCTACTGTGATGGTTACGGTAATCAAACAGATAAGCAAAAAATAACCGTAGGAGTGGGTTCCACCCACTTCTGCGAAACTATTAAGGAGTTACAAATGTCTCAAACAAATGACCTCATGGTTTTGATTGGAGGTAAGAGTGCCTCAGGTAAGAGTGCATCTCTCCGTAAAATTAAAAACCCTGAAGGTGTGATTTACGCTAACTGTGAAGCAGGTAAAAAGCTTCCTTTTAAATCCAAATTCATTGAGAAAACTCTCACAGATCCTTTGCAAGTATTTGAAGTATTTGAGTATGCAGAAACTCGTAAAGATATTCATACTATCGTAATTGATAGTCTGACTTTCCTTCTGGATATGTACGAATCAATCTATGTATTGAATTCTTCCAATACTCAGAAAGCATGGGGTGAGTTTGCTCAGTTCTATAAAACCTTGATGCAGCGATATGTTGCAGCTTCAACTAAGAAGGTAATCTTCTTGGCTCACATCATGGATGAGTTGAACAAGGCTGAAATGGAAATGGAAACCAAAGTACCAGTTAAAGGTTCCCTTAAAAATAATGGTGTTGAAGCTTACTTCTCCATCGTTATCCATGCAACCAAGATGCCTATCAAAGCTCTGGAACCTTATAAAGGTCCAATGCTTAATATCACTCCACAGGAAGAAGCTCTTGGCTTTAAACATGTCTTCCAAACTCAGGTAACAAAAGATACCGTAGGTGCCCGTATTCGTGGTCCTATGGGTTTATTTGAAACCAACCAAACGTACATCGATAACGATGTGCAGGTACTCATGGATCATATGATCCAGTACTACTCGTAATAGCATTACAAACTAAACTTAAAGGAATCAAAATGTCTCTGCTGAAAAATCTGAAAACTGACGCAAGTATTCAAGGTGAACAAGATCGTATTGGTGGCGGTGGTGCTATCGAAAGTAATGTCTACGATCTGACCATCGACATGGCATACATCACTGTCAGTGAAGAAAAAACTGATGGTGATGGAAAAGTAACTGGTGGTGCAATGGCCGTTACTATTATCTATAAACAAGAGAATGGTAAAGAAATTACTGATACTCAGTACGTAACTGGTGGTGCAGATAAAGGTAAGAAAAATACTTATCTGGATAAAGATAAAAATGAACAGTATCTGCCCGGTTTCCTTATCATGGATGCAGTAGCAATGCTCACTCTTGGTAAGTCTATTAGTGATCTGGAAACTGAAGATAAATTGGTAGAAGTTTATGACTTCCAAGCCAAAGCCAAAGTAGCTAAAAAACTGCCAGTTATTACTGAATTGATCGGTAAAAAACTGGTAGCAGGTATCCTGCGAGTTGTGGCTAATAAAAAAGTCAAACAACAGAATGGTAGCTATGCAGTAACCAATGATAAATCCACTTTTAATGAAGTAAGTAAAATCTTCTGTGCTCGTGATGATTTCAAGCATATGACTGTAGCTGAAATCCGTGCTAAAAAAGCTGATCCATCTGTTACTGCTAAGTTCTATGACGAGTGGAAAAATAATTATGCTGGTAAAGATAAGGACACTTTCAAACCAGTTGATGGTGCTCCAGCAGGTACTTCAGGAGGCTCTCAGACCGCTTCCGGTGCTACTGCACCTAAGACTAGCCTGTTTGGTTAATAGCTTCCTATAACCTCTTTAAAAGGCTCCTAGTGAGCCTTTTTTTACTCAGGAGATTACCATGGGTGATGGTAACGAAGAACAAGGTTTCATTGAAGACCTTAGGCTTGAATTGTTGAGAATAGCAATACACGTATCAATACATTCAGGAAATAATTCTCCTAATGAAGTTGTGCAAGCAGCTAAAGTCTTTGAAGCCTATATCAATGGGCCAATTGAAGAAGAAAAACCGGAAGAAGAAAATGACGAACGAAACAACAAACTCCATCACTGAATACCCTGAACATTTTGTGTTCAGTAAAAAACGTTTCAAAGAAGCCTGCGATCTGGCTGGCGTAGAAGCTCTGGATGCTCACTATCCACAATGGGTAGAGGAACAAGTAGAGAATGCCAAACAACGTGCTCAGCGTCCAGATGCTGATGCAGTACTGATTGACAGTGCTCAAGGTACAGATGACTTAGTATACTTTACTAACATTGACCTGTTTGCTGCACATCTGACTGCTTGGCATGAACGTAGCAAAGCAATTATCGATCAAGTAATGCAAGCTCCTGAAGGGCAGGAAGTATCTGTTAATTACCCTGATGGCTCTAATAAAACCATCAAACTAGAAGGTGATATTCTATTTGCCTTCCAAGCAGGTATCTCCGTGGTAATGTCTGTATTTGGTAACTTACCATTTGCAGCATCGCCTAAGGAGAACGACGATGGAAAACCAAAAGAAAACGGCTGATCTTCATATAGTAGGCATGGACCCATCTATGCTTAACTGGGGGATCAGCCGAGGAGTATTATCGCTTGATCTCCAAAATTTGAAGAACTCTAAGCTGCGGATTGAAAAGCTTCAGGTAATCAGACCTGTCAAGCCAGACAAGAAGCAGGTACGTACTGTAAGTGTCGATCTGATAGCTGCGGAGCAATTAGCTAAGGGTGTCGCTTCAGTCGTAGATGGCGCTCAGTTAATCTTTGTCGAGATGCCTGTAGGTTCCCAAAACGCTTCAGGAATGAAGGCTTATGGAATCTGCACTGGCATCATGGGAACACTACGTGCGCACGGTACGAACTTCTTTGAAGTTACACCATCTGAAGTTAAGATAACTACCGTAGGCTCGAAGACAGCGACCAAAGAAGACATGATTAACTGGGCGCGAAAACAGCATCCAGAAGCACCATGGCCTTACCATGGAAAAAATCTGAATGCTGGATTAGCTGAGCATATGGCAGACTCTATTGCTGCTATATATGCGGGGCTAAAAACTAAAGAGTTTCAACAAATGCTTGAGTTAATTCGGACACAAGCTTTAATCACTCATTCCAAGGAATAACCATGAAAATCCAACTGACTAAAACTGATATCGACAATGCTGTTCACGCTTACGTTGCTGAACTGGGTATCCCAGTAGACGGTAAATTTGTAGGCATTGAATTCAGTACTAAACGTACTGGCGGTGCCGGTGGCCTGATTGCTGATGTAACGATTCTGGATGAAGCTCCAGAACCTGTTAAAGGCAAAGAGGAGAGCGCCCCTAAAGTACGTAAACCTCGTGGCCCTAACAAAGCCAAAGCACTGACTGATGCAGTAAGTGGTACTGTAGGTGCTGCCATTGTGGGCCAGACCCAAGGTGCTACCAGTGATAAAAAAACTGTAGCTCTGGCTGAAGCCATTGAAAATGCTAAGGCAGAAAACCAAGGTAATCCACAAGAAGGTACTCAAACCGCTGTAGTTGATGATCCAGTTCCTGTCGTAGCGAACAATCCTCAGCCTACTAATACTTCGGTAGAAGTACCTGTAGAAGAAGTAAAAACTACCACTACTACGAGTCTGTTTAGTTAATCCCTATGATGACCCTAATTAAGGTCATCGGCACAATAGCACTAATTGTCATAGGGATTGCTGTAATACTTGGATTCATAAGCATTGCAGCAGTTATAGGTGGTATAGTGATACTTGCCGCTATAGGTGGGATCTTCATCGTTCTATTCATCATAGCAATGAAAGATGTTTGGGATATGTGGTCCAACAGACGACATAGGAAGTAAAAGAAAGCCCCCAGTGATGGGGGCTTTTTCTATGGGAGAGGTAGCTCAGTCCGGTAGAGCACCCCACGCGCAGGGAGGTCAGTGGTTCAACTCCATTCCTCTCCCACTTATTTAAATGGAGTCATCAAAGCATTCACCGTAGCCATCTGATCCAACGTAGTTACATACTTCACTGCACCAGTACTAAATGGATTACCAAGATGGTGAATTGCTGCTGAATCCAAAACAGTAGGTACAGTACTAAAGAAGTTACTCATCGTCAGAAGCATAATTGCACGACCCGGATTATCTTTATACAACTGAGCAATCACTTTCTGAATACGTAAGAAGTACTTAGTAAAGAACACCATACCCATATCATTAGCATACTGAACCAAACGATGACTTGGAATGTCATAGTTAATAAATGCATCCGAGATAAATTGCAAAGCTTCTTTCTTCTGCATAGGATCACGTTTACGTTCAGTCACATGTTTATACAAGGTATAACGAGCCACAAAGTCAGACAACTGAGTACCATAACTCAGAGCTTTATACAGAGGCGTATCGTGTGCAATCATCAGTGTCTTCGCAGTGTTTACAATGTGAGGATTTAGATTATTGACATACTCATCAACCTTACGGCTGAAGCGACCTTTAAAGCTATACGCATCATCATCCCCTGCAACATCCTCCACAATGGTTGGCATCATGCCAGCATCAATTAACTCTGATACTGGATTACGTTTAAGTGCATCTTCCAGAATTACCTTCTCACGAGTCAATTCAGCCACAGTATTTTGTGGCAGATAACCAGTACTCAATTGAAGCTTAATTCGTTCCAAACTCTCACTATCCTTACGGTAAGCCAAAGCACCTTTCATGGCTACACGATGGTGACGAATGATATCTGGAACAGATACACCAGCCCAAGACAATAAGGTCAGGTTAGAAGTAATGTTACCTAATAAGGTAATACCACTCTTAACGACCATAGTATCCTTGGCTTCACGTACCAGAGCCTGCCAGATATCCTCAGCTTGTTTAAAGCGAAGACGTGCCTTCTCATCAAAGAAGAACGTACCCACCTCATAAATCACACGTTGCAATGCATTACGGTCAGCTTCATCAATAGTGAAAGTATCAGCAATAGAAAGCTTACGATAACCAAAGTTAATATCCAGTAGATCAACACGAACCATCATGTTGTCACTACCCCAAATTTTCTTAATAGACTGTTTAGTCGCATAAGGAATCATTTGCCAGATTTCACGAAGCTTAGGATCTGGGGAGTCTTTACCAACCTTCAGATAGCTGTGATGACGAGTAGCATACTCTTCGTCATATTGAGCTTTCAGTGCTTGGATAACTTTATCGTTATGGCTTACGGAAGTATCTTTATCAAAGATGCTACCAGCCATAATACCCATCAATGTATCGAAATCATTGTTACGTTCCAGTTGAGCATCCTTAACAGCTTCAGACATCATATAACGATAATCCACAATATCACCTACTGCATTCAGTACAGGTGCTAAGTGATTACCACCAACTTTACGTGGATCAAAAGTAGGATCGAATTTCAGATCATCCTTAATCAGCTTAGCTTTAGCATCACCAACTTGTTTCATGTAATCAGTCTTCTGTTGACCAAACAAGTTGTTACTTACTTTAGTACCTTTAGCACCACGAGCAGTTAAAGAGATATTGCCACTCAGATAGGATTGCAAACCACCATCACGAAGTGCATACAGATGTTTGATTTCTTTATTAGGATCAACATCATCTTGGTTCAACTGTGGGCCTTGTACAAAGCCTTGCTTCTCAAGTAATTCACCATCCAGTTCATTAGCTGCTTTAATCTCAATATATGGGTTAAAGGCTTCAGGTAAGTAACCTTTCATCAACAGTGGTTCACCAGCAGTAAACAAGCGATCTTTCGATTCTTGTTGTAACTCTTTATGCAGTAGCATAGTGAACTCTAAGCCATTTCCATCAGTACGTGCAGTCTCAGCATCAACAACATCTTTGATGTATTGTTTATGAGTAGACGTTGCATACTCCATCGAATACAACGTAACCAGATGATCGATAACAGGAGTGACACGATCAATAGTTTGTTGGTCAATACGATTGGCGTAAACAGTACCGTACAGCTTAGCAATGTTAGCTGCATTAAACATTAAGTTAGCACCAGCTACACGGCCTTGTGCTTTGTAATAAGCCAGTAACTTAGCTTGTTTAACCCACAGATTACCGAAGTTCTTTTCGTTACCAAGGGTAGCAGTCAGCTTACCAATCTCAGTATTACGTGCAGATTCATTGACCATAAAGTTAATGGCTTGTTTAGTTGTATAACTACTCAACAGACTAGCAGCATCACTACGTAATACCATTTGAGAGATTGCAGCTTTATGCTCACGCCCTAAATATTCACCACCATTATCAAATGCTTCACCAATAAATTTAGTGATGTTAGTAATAATGTCTTTACGAGTACCTTCAATCTTTTTAGCCAAACGATTCAGTTGATGGAAGCGAATATTGTCTTCTTTCGATCCTTGAATCTCATTGATGATACCTGCGAACAAGCCATGGCTTTCACGGAAGTGTTCATCACGTAAGTCACTAATGCCTTGCATAATCAGACCAACACGACCAGATGCAACAGCACCAGTAACACTACCCAGAGCACGTACATAGCCATTATTAGAAGCAGTGAAGAATGCTTTCTTACCAAACTTCTCAACGGCATCACGAGTCTTCTTGGAAGTTTCATAAACCAAGTTATCCAGATACTCCAGAGTCTGATTACGTTGCTGACTAATCTTCATGGTTTTCTTGGCTTCAATATCTACCAAGTTTTTAACCAGAGTAGTCAGTTTTTCATCTGCTGCTTGGCCTTCATAGGTACTGGTAAACTGACCATTCAACCAGCCAAGGATTGCATCATAGGCTTGGTGGATTTTCTCAGTAAGACTCAGACCTGCCAGATCGCGCTTGGTGCGTACATCAGTGGCGAATGACATCAGGTTAGCAGTATCTTCATGAGCAAGCACCATAGCCGCAAATCGAGCCAGATAATCGCTAGTACCATCAGCCTTCTGGTTCAGTTTAAACAGGAAGTCATGCTTAGCTTGAGCCTCATCCTTCTCAATCTGAGTAGCAGTTGCCCAATTACCTTTATGGAAATTCTCAGGCTTAATCTTGTTTTGAGCCTCTTTATAAAGCTTAGCAAGCTGCTCATAGCCAGCCGTAGTATGACTTGCATTATCGTTTAAGGAAGCCTTCATAACAGCTTCTACCTGCTCCAGAACATAAGCTTCTTGCTCCGAGATTCGGAAATTAGAAGCCAAGATTTCAGAAGCAAATGGAGCCTGACCAGACACCATAGCCTGTGCGAATACCTCACTAGGAGTCAGTGCTTTATTCTGCATCAAAGACTCTTTAAACGAGCCATTAGGACCGTGCAGTTGATCGACAATACCTTGCAGCAAACTTTTCAGTTGAATCTGGAAAGTAGACGAGATAGGGGTATTAGTATTTACTAAGCCATCATAAATATCCATAGTGCTATACGCATTAATATTTGGTTGACCGTTATTAGCTGCATTCAATACTAAATCAGCTTTAGATTTAGTCTGTGCTGCTACATAGTACAAACCGGATACATTAGCAATCATGATTGCCATACCATTCTGTTCAATTTCTTTATTAGATTTGTTACTACCTTTAAACAGAAGATCAACCAGAGTATCAATAAACTTCTTCATACCAGTGATAAATTTATTACTAGTGGTTTTAGAAGCCATTTCAATTTTATTCAATACATTACGTTGGAAATCCAGATTGGTCATACCCCAAGCCATGAATTCATGTACGTTTTCTAATGCTGGTCCATAACCTTTCATATTCGACTTGTTCACAAACTCTAACGCCTTGCTTCGCAGGCTATCGAGTTCGTTCACCAAGTCGAGTGCATCTGACTTATAAGATGGATCTTTAGCTTTAACATCCAGTTCAGCTTGAACAGTTTGAGCTAAGGTAGCGTGGACTAATTCATGAGCCAGTACCTCAGGAGTTAAACCAGAGTATTTAAAATCTGGAGATAACAGATTGATCTGGTTCTGATCGCCTTTAGCTACATACCAACCGCGAGACTTCTCAGCACCCTTAGCCAGTACTTGGTCATAAGGAGTAGCAGGAGTAAGCATCTGTACCGTTAAGTTGGCTGGCATAGTCTTTTCTACCAGATTCAACAATCGAGCTACGAACTGGCTTGAACGGGTAGTAGGCTGAGTGCTCATAGCGGAGCGTAGAGCACGAAGTGCCTGCGTACCGTTCATGACAGGAGTAGCATTGAATTCATCAACCAAGGCTTGGTTAGAATCCATATGTGGAGCACCCAAGTCACCCCATGGAGAGTTATATGGACCGGGACCACTCAATTTATTTTCTTTTAGGCGATTTCCTTCGAGTGAGGAAGGATCAAGATCTGGATCATTTTGTGCAACAGGTACAACTTTACCCGAAGCCAATCCAGATAGAGTTGCTAATGCGGCTTGAGCAGGGTTCCCAATATTTTGACTCAGATTCTTGCGCTTATTTGAAGCAGCTACGCGATCTTCTTCAGTTACCTGATAGTTACCACCTTGCAAAGCATATTGGTCTACAGACCCCATCAATTCAAGGGCTTGCAGTTTCATATCATCAGCGCGATAAGCCAAGTCTTTGGCAGCGTGCATCTGAACGTCTAAAACGGCTTTTGGAGAGACTTTAAGCTGCTTAGCATAGTTTGCCATTACCTGCTGCAATTGGGCCTGTGTAGCCTCGTTTAAACGGCCAGAATCCAGCAAGCCAGCTACACCAGTAATCACACGTTCCAGCATGTCAGCCATTTGGCTTGCTGGACTGTATTCCATCATGGCATTCCAAGTGGACTGATTCAGGTTGATAGCAGCCTGTTGGAAGTTGGCTAAGCCAGCACCATGGGCATCATGGATATTTAATACCTCAGACTTCATAGCAGCCATATGGGAGATATAGGAATCCAAGGAGTGAACACTCATAGGAGCCATAGCAACTCCCGGAGCAGTCTCACTACGCTCCATACCAGCGACCTTAACCGAGCTTGGACCATCAGGGAATGGCTTACCAAACTTCACTTGGTTTTGGTACAAAGGATCTTCACTAATCTTACTAGCAGATTTGGAAGCCAAGATACCACCACTTAAATCACCTGATTTCTGAGAGAAAGCAGTATGCATAATTGGCATTACTGATTGAATCTCTTTACGCAAAGCAGATTCCTGTGCGCGAGTTAAATCGTGCATTGGTTTACCAGTAGTTTTATTAGTAGGAATCTTTCCTTCTTTAACCAACTGATTAATACGATCTTCACGTAAACCAGTGTAAATAGCATTGTACAAATCAAAGGATAACTGAGCAGAGATATTAAACGAACGACGTTGTTCAATGAACGTAGCAAAGTCTTGTTTCATAGTGGACTTAACTGCTTCACCAATAGTCTCAGTAAATACACCTTTTAAATTTGCAATCTGTTCTTTAGTAAATTCTTTACCCATTAATTCTTTAATAGAAGCATTAGGATTGATATTCATTCCTAACTGATTCATCGAATTAATAACGGTACTTAACTCAGCTTTACCTGCTGCTACATCTTCCAGTTTGGCATAGACAGCTTTAACAAAGTTATCAGCCATAGAATCAACAGCACCCTCTACTGCTGAACCAAAGATCATAGCAGTCAAAGGAGTCTTAACAATGTTACGACGTTCTTTTACAGACTGCTTATCATCATTAGCGAGAGTACCTGTGAACGTCCAAATAGCGTTCATAGTGGTTTGGTCAAAGCCAAGGTTCTTAAGATTATCAATCATGTGAGCAGCAGTAGTTTCATATAAGTCTTGATTACCAACTTTACTACGCCACACATTATAGTTTTGCTCACCAGATTCCACGGTGTAGAAACCACCACGATTCAATAACTTGAATAAGGTATCTACATCAGGAGCAGCACCCATTAGTAAATGGGACAGCATAGGTCCATTAGTAACACCATCGACCTCAGACATTAACTGAGTTTTAAAACTTGGTTTATTGGTTTTAATAGCTTCTAAATAGTGAGCTACACCCATCAGAGCATCCAGACTCTGCATTGCTTCACCAGCTTTATTAACACCATCTACAATTGCTTTCTGGTCTTGCATAGTCAAACCACCTTCAGTAATAGATTTACGAAGGGCATTAATTGCATTTTTAATCTCTGGTTTTTGAATAGCAGCAGACACATCAATCAAGGATTGAGCATTATCTTGCTTGTCAGTTTTAATACCTAAACCTTCTGCTACACGCAGTTTAAAATTTTCTACCATAGCTCGATCATTGAGATTTACCTCAACGTCCCAAGTAGGACGATAGAGCATATGACGATGAATTTTACTAGTTTGAGGATTAATAGTATTCGTAGCAATACCGACACGTTGCTGTTTCCAAACCACATGGTCGAAGTACAGAGGATCATTCATACGATCTTCTGATTGGGTTACACCAAAGTAATCCATCATATTCAGATATTCACGCATCAAACCATCATTCTTGGCTTGAATGGATTTCTGATTAACGATATGGGTTACAGCTTCATTGATAGATTCAAAGCCAGCAATAGCAAGGAAGTTATCCATATGCAGTTGACCAGCCAGATTCCATAAGTCCTGACGAATATAACTAGGCTGAGCATTTTCATGCTTCATGATAGTTGCTTCACTAGCAGGAACCTTTTGATCTGTATTACGTGGAGACTGTTGGGTAAATGGGATCTTAGTATTAGAAGGATCTTTCATACCTTCTTCAGCACCAAATAGTTTATCCAGCAAGCCATGAGTACCTTTCATGGCAGCTACTACTTCTTTAGCCTTAGTATTAATCTCACCATCTTTATTAGCTACTTTAATGAATGCTTGACCAGCAAACTTCTTAGTTTGTTCAGCGTCTTTAACATTCAATAGTTCAGCAAACTTAGCACCCGGAATAATAGTACGAGTGAGAATACCTTCATCTAGCATCAGCTTCATTACATGAGCACCAATAGATGCTTCAAGGTCAGCTTGTAAGTTCATAGGTGCATTAGTACCTGCATTCAAACCAAGTGATTGCAATACCTTACGACCAAGACTGTTAACGATTACGTTCTGACGTGTACCTACATTACGTAATAAGTCAGATGCCTCAGTAGAGACTAAAGCATCATCATCTTTATTTAATATGGCATTGATTTCAGAATCAGTATTGAACAAACTACGCGAAGCATTTTCTGCAAGCCATGAGTAAGCAGCATAACCAATAGCAGTCTTAGTATTCTCATCAAACTTACCATTGACCATTAGGAATTGAGACATATCAGTGTAACGATAGTCTTTACTACCTTCGACAGTGTTTTCATCAATAGTTTCAAACCATGACATAACAGTATCTTGGAAGTGACTCAGCATAGTGTGTTGTTGTTCACTGACTTCTTTATCTTTAAGGAAGTCGCTAAAGGTATAAAACACTTTAATGAAATTTGGAACACTTACTAATGGACGAGAAGATGCATCAGACTCTTTAACCTGTTTTTGGTTAAAGTGCTCTGCTACTAAATTCTGTTCTTGGAATGATTTAGACTCACCCTTTTGAGTTTTCTCTTTAAAGAGTGGATGACCTACTTCTTCAGTCGTTGCATCCTCCACAACTGGCGACTTCGCTTGCGCTACGTCTTGTTGTTGCGTTGCTTCCGACTGAAGTGGGGTTTGGTTTTGAGGGGTTGGTTCTGCGGTAGAAAGGTCACTTTCTACAGACTGTTCTTCTCCCTTTAGCCTTTTATCTACTAAATTAATTTCTGGAGCTAAGTTGTCTTGTTTCTGGGATACAGACAATATAGGGGCATCCTTGGAGAAATGCAAGGCCACAGCCTGAGAAATTTCTTCCTTGGCGTTCTGTAGAGCCTGAGCCTCGATCTGGATATTCTGGACCAGACGGGCAGAGTTCAAGGTCATACCCTTCTGAGCCTTCAGTTGGCGAGGGGTAAGGGTAGTAGAAGGCACAGCCCAACCAGTATCAGTCTTGACGATCTGAGCACCTAAGCCATTCTCTTTAATAGCTTGGGTAGCAGCAGCGGCCTTGGAGGCATGGTCGTCTGCGAACGAAGTAAGCAGTTCGACCTGACGAGAGGCAAGCTGCTGGTTATCAGCAGCAATAGCATTACCCACACGTTGACGTACCTGAGCAATCCCCAAGTTGTTCTTGGAGCCATACAGGACTTCCTGACTGACTTCGCTCATATTAGAGAGTTCGGATTCAGACTCACGGGAAGCAGCATATGCGTTCAGATAATCACGTTGAGGCTGACTCAAGGCATTCTCTGGATTACCGGCCAATGCCTGAGCATCCTCTACAGAGAGGTTCTCAGTATTACGCATAGACAGATTAATCACCTTGTCAGCAATCTCAGGAGCTTGCTCAGTATTCTCTTGGACAGCAGCTACCTGTTCCTGCACCTGTTCTTTAGGTGCTGGTGCAGTCTCTTGTTGTGCAGAGATACCATCAAACAAATTCTCTACCTGAGTGATTTGAGTATCCAAATTATTGATCTTTTGTTTGATTGCTGCTTTGTTAGAGTTCTCTGCAAGACCATAAGCTTCAACTAATACAGAACGTTGTTCTTCCAATTGATCTGCAATCTTAGATGCTTGGATCAAATTAGCTTTACGAGTCTCAGTGCTAGTGTCTTCAAAAGTGTTATGTGCAAACAGAACACCAACAGCTTTAGATGGATTATAAGTATCACTATCTTGATTCAGATAGATACTTGGGTCATTGGTTTTAGCAGCATTAGCAAATTCTTCTTTAGCAGATGCAGTTTCTTCATCAGCTTTGATCTGTTCAGGAGTAGAGCGAGTAGCTTCAGCAATTGCTCGTCCACCACCACCCAGTACAGCACCAGATAAGCCACCAATGACAGCATTCTGATAAATATTAAACAAAGCTTCATTACTAAAGTCATCTGCTTTACGTTTACCCGAAGTCACATCTTCAGCATATCCTTGGTAGCCTTCAGTAGCAGCTTCACCGATGCCAGAGTTAACAACTGCTTTAGCTACATTCTTAACACCTTTACCAGCTACCTGTTTACCCAGTACAGAAGCTAAGGTAACACTATCACCTAAGTGCTCAGCCAATGCTAAGGATGTAGCCCATGCACCGATCTTAGCCATTTCATCTTTAGATGGTAGCTTACCTTCATTGGCTTTCTGATAGTTCTCAATACCTTGGTTATAGAAGTCTGCTGCATAACCAATGTTGGTTGCAGTCATTAAAGGACGCCCTACTTTACCAATAGCACCTACAAACAGTTGCGGGATATTTTCCGATACATATTCAGATACAGCAGCAGGATTAGTAATTGCAGCTTCACCAGTGTTAGCCAGCAGATTGCCTACACCCTTGGAGATACTTACCAATGCATCTTTATATTCACCTTTACGACCAGCATTCCAACCAGACGTGATCTGGTCTACAGAGCTTTGGAAGTTTTCACCCAAAGAATCATCCAGATTCTGGCGATTAGTAGAATCAACGATAGACGATACATCAAAAGTATTAGTGATCTTACGGCTGGTTTGACG